AGTGATAACTCTACTAAAGTAGCAACAACTGCTTATGTTGATGCACAACTTACAGCAGAGGACTTAGATATATCTGCTGATAGTGGTAGCAATATTGCTATTGATTTGGATTCAGAAGTATTAGATTTAGAAGGTGGCACAGGTATAGATACCACCACAGGAACAAACAAAGTAACCTTTGCAATAGATAGCACAGTAGCAACTCTTAGTGGTTCACAAGCATTAACTAACAAAACTATAGATGTAGATAGCAACACAGTATCTAACATAGAAGTAGATAACTTAAAGTCTGGTGTATTAGATACAGACTTATCATCTACTGCTGGTACAGATACTACATTACCATCTGCAAAAGCAGTTAAAACTTATGTTGATGCACAGGTAACTGCACAGGATTTAGATTTAATATCTGATTCAGGAACAATAGACATTGATTTAGATTCAGAATCATTAACAGTATCAGGTGGAGAAGGTATTGACACATCTGCTACAGGAACAACACTTACTATTGCAGGAGAAGATGCAACAACATCTAACAAAGGTATTGCTAGTTTTTCATCAGATAATTTTGATGTTTCTTCTGGTGCAGTAACAATTAAATCTGGTGGTGTAGATTTAGCAGCAGAAGTAACAGGAACATTACCTGTAGCTAATGGTGGTACAGGTGCTACTTCACTAACAGATGGTGGTGTATTACTAGGTTCTGGTACAGGTGCTGTAACAGCAACATCAGTATTAACAAATGGACAACTTCTTATTGGAGATGGAACAAGTGATCCAACATTAGCAACATTAACAGCAGGAACAAATGTATCTGTTACGAATGGTGCAGGTTCTATTACTATCGCAGCTACCGATACTAATACAACTTACACAGCAGGAGATGGTCTTGATTTATCAGGAACAACATTTAGTACAGACTTAAAATCTAATGGTGGTCTTGTAATAGAATCTACAGAACTAGCAGTAGATTTAGGTGCTAGTTCTATCACAGGTTCTCTTGATGCTGCAAAAATTGCTGATGGTTCTGTAAGTGATGCAGAGTTTCAAAGACTAGATGGTGTTACTTCTGACATACAAACACAGTTAGATGGTAAACAAGCATCAGGTTCTTACATAACAGCAAGTAGTACAGATACTCTTACTAATAAAACATTCAATGTTGAGGGTACAGGTAACTCTATATCTAACATTGATGTTGCAGATTTGAAATCTGGTGTCCTTGATACAGACCTATCAAGTGTTAGTGGTAGTGATGATACACTAGCATCTGCAAAAGCAATCAAAACTTATGTAGATAGTACTTCATCAGGTATAACAGGCTATGATGCTTGGTATGTGACAGCTAATGTTACAGCCTCTGGAGATATAACTACAAATTTAGCTAGACAAAGTGGAACATTAATAACAAAAATTGGAACAGGTATGACTGAAAGTTCTGGTGTATTCACTTTTCCAAGCACAGGTATATGGAAAGTTAGTGTAAAAATGCAATCAGTTAATATTGCAGGAGATACTGTTCTCTGTTTCATAGTGGCCTCAGATGATAATTTTAGTAGTGATTCCAATGTTGGTGCTGCTGTATTTGGCAATAACTCCTCTACTAGTGCTACAGGTGGAACAGGCTTTGGAGAAGTGTTACTAGATATTGAAGATGTAAGTACAGATAAAGTTAAATTTGAAGCTGTAAGTATTAGTTCTGGTAGCTATATAACAGGTGGAACTTATCCTGATGCTTCAGTATTTACTTTTGTAAGAATTGGAGATACATAATGATTAGTTTACAAGATGCTTTGCTACATTTTAATAAAGATAAATCACAATGGTATGGATGGAAAGATTTAGAAGATGGCGAAGTATATTCTAATTTAAAACTTCTTGATGAAACAGCTACTATGCCAACAGAAGAAGAAATCAATGCAAAGATTGCAGAGTTACAAGTTGCACAAAATAGAAAAAATGAATATCCATCAATACCAGATCAGCTTGATGAAATCTACCATAGTGGAATAGATGCCTGGAAAGCTACTATCAAAGCAACAAAAAATAAGTACCCTAAACCTTAATAAAAATCTATATGATAAAATTCATAGTATGGATTATTTAATAGGTTTTCTTTTAGGTTATTTTTTAAAAGAAGCTCTCGGATTTATTAAAAGAATAAGCGAATACGATTGGGATAATCGTGCATCCTATAAAGAAGATTGGGATTGGATAACTCACGAGGATCTTCCATAATGACAAACTCTAATCAAGATTTTACACAGAAGGAGTTATTACAAATGGTCATTGATAGATTAGATAAACTAGAAGAAAAACTAGATAATAAACTGGACAAGTCAGAGTTTTATAAAGTATTAGGATTAGTTGCCACAGTTATATTAATTGTTGGTAGCCTAAGTATGTAGGAGTATGATGCAGAAATATAATGGTGAAGGCTGTTGTGGTGGTGGATGTTGTGGCACTGTATAAACAGTGTTATTTAGATTATGTCTAGCCTTTTTTTTATTAATACCTAGCCCTGTATTCGCCGAAGAAGTACCTGGCGAAGTTACAGTTAATGAAGGATTTGAAGATAGTACATACGAAACAGGTCTGACTGTTAGTACGGGTGTTATTTATTGTGACGAACAAGATAGATATGGAACTACAGGTTGTTCATTAGGAATTGGTAGTAGCACTCTTTTTGTATTTTCGGAAGATGTATATGAAGTAGGGTTTATTGTTGGTGCTGTAAACAATTCTTATACTGTCAAGTATTACTATTCAGATAATACAGATGAAACTATACAAAAATCAGGACAAGATAATTCAGAAGGTCCTCCTTGGGCAAATATGTACGATAGTTTTTATAAGTCATTTACTGATTACAACAATGATGAAGCTAATACAGATAAGTTTATAACTAAGTTTGAAGTTAATGTATCTGACCCTACTGTAGTAGATACTTTGTATTGGCAGTATGTAGATGAAAGCACTATTCCTACTACTACAACTAGCACAACTACTACAACAACTACTTCTAGCACAACTACTACAACTACTACAACAACGACTACTGTTCCACCACCACCACCTCCACCAACTACTACGACTACAACACTTCCTCCTGTAGTTATTGTTACAATGGATGATGGTTCTGAAGCAGAGTATGAAGTTTACGAAATAGAAGATGGCACAGTAGAGCGTGACAATGAGCGTAAAGCTAACGAAGATAAGTATGATTGTTATATGACTGATGCACAAATAGAGCGTGGTGATTGTGATATACCAGAGGAAGAATCAAAAGAAGAAGTTATAATTATTGTTGATGAAGAAGAATACGATACCAAAGAAGAACTTTCTGATGATGATGATATGGTACTGGAACTGGAGCTTGAAGATGAAGTGGAAGAACTTGAACCTATTAAAGAAGAAGAGCCTGTTGAAGAGGAAGTGGAGATTGATGTTGAGATACTTGAAGAAGAGTTTGACTTTGAAGAAGTTGTCATTGAGATACCAGATGAAGTAATAATTATTATAAAAGAAGAAATTATAGAAGAAGAAGTAGTAGAAGATGAGTTGGATAAAGAAATACCAGGAGATGACATCATCAGAGAAGATGCAATTCAAGAGGAAGATGTCAAAGACCAGGATATACAAGAAGAAGTCATAGATCTTATAGAGATCACTGAAGAAGAAGTAGCTGAAGAAGTTGCTGAAGTAGAAGAAGTCATTAAAGATATTGTCATAGAAGAAGTCACTACTGAAGAAGTCATAGAAGTTATAGAACAAGTTAATGACATTGGTGTACAGAATTTAGACCAAGCTACTGAAGAAGTACAAGAGGTAGTTCAAGCTGTTGTTGAGGAAGCTATTGCAGATGTTGAAGAGCTTACTGAAGAACAGGTAGAAGTTGTTGCTGAAGTACTACAAGTAGAAGCAGAGGATGTAGCTATTATTGCTGAGTCTGTTAAAGATGATGAGGTTATAGCAGAAGCTGTTGAGGAATATGTAGAGAGAGCTGTAGAGAATGCAGATGTAGAAAACTACACACTTGCTGATGTTGTGACAGAAGTACAGTTTGAAACCTTTATAGAGAACCCAATACAAACTTTCATAGATATAGACATACAAGAAATAAACTTTAGTGACATAGGTAATGATATGACTAGCGACCAAAAAGAAAAAGCACAAGAGGTCGTAGTTCCTGTAATCTTGACTAGAATAGCTAGTATGGCAGCATTTATGTTTAGGAGAGGCTGATGATTAAGAAGTTATGGGCTTGGTTCATTGAAGCAATTAAAGAGACACTTAACCTTAGTTGGACTTTGGTTGGTTTAGTTATTGCAACACTTACTCTTACTGGATCTGCACAACAAGTAACAGGTCTAGCTACTATAATAACACTAGCCATATGGCTACTAACGATTGGATTTAGGAAATGAAATTACAAGTAGTAAGAACACAGTTCGGTAAAGATGCAACTAATGGGATGTTGTTTATTGATGGTAAGTTTGAGTGTTATACATTAGAAGATCAATACCAAGCAGTAAAAGTAATGCACGAAACCTGCATACCTGAAGGTACATACGATATAAAGTTTAGAAAAACAGGTGGCTTTCACGCTAAATATTCAGAGAGATACAAGAACGCACATTATGGTATGTTGCATATACAAGATGTACCAGGATTTACCTATATACTGATACACACTGGCAACACTGATGAGCATACTTCGGGATGTCTTATTGTCGGAGAAACTCAACAAGATTTAGATATAAACTTTAATGGTATGGTAGGCAGCAGCACTGTAGCGTACAAGAAACTCTATGCAAAAGTGGCTTCAGAATTATTACAAGGTAAAAAAGTTACCATAGAGTACAGCAAAATTAACTTAGATGGTGCAAGTAACAAAGCAACTGATGATGTAATACTAACTAGCACTGTTATGGAGAAATTAGAAGAGATTAACGGAAATATTACTAAAACCAATGCTATGCTTAAAGGTAGACTTATTACATAATGTTTGAAAGATTTAAAAGAAAAAGAAACCAAGATGGTACATTCAAGAAGGATGTTTGGTGGACACCTTGGTCCGATTCGTGGGAGTATAAGATGAGTGAAGAACTTAAAGATATGCTTGAAAGAACTATATGGACTTTTATTGAAGCATTCCTTGGAGCTTTAGTTGTTGCACCTTTGATATCTGTTGATGCAAATACATTAGAGTTAGCTGCATTAGCAGGTGGTGGTGCTGCACTTGCAGTTATCAAGACATACGCAAAGAAAAAAATAAGCTAAGAAACTGTCATAAAATCTGATTATACTAAGCCTTAACAGAAAGGCTGCGTATGAAAAAAGATAAAAAAGACTTAGGTAATAACT